GAGTTCTTAAGAGTGTTACCCTAGCTGCTGTGACAGATGCAGGAACACTTACCCTGAGGTCTGGAGGGTCTGGTGGAGATATAATGTTCCCAGTTTTTAATGTAGGAATTGGGGAGACAAAGACCTTTGGCCCTTTCAATGCTCTGTTCGTTGGGCCTCTACATGCTACTATTGATGATGTAAATACATCCGTTGGCGTAACTGTTGAGCAAGGGAGTTAATCTATGGCTACTGATCCAGGAGATGAAGTTACCCCTGAAGTGAGAGATCCGTTCAGGCGGAAGCTACTTCTTGACGCCTCGGAAGTAGCAAGTGGAGCCCCAAATTCTGCAGACATTCGTATACCTACCCTTTTCGCAGACCAAGCAGGGTTGGATGCTAGTAGGCAGGCTATTACAGATAGGGTAGGAGCAGATCTAGAAGAGGATTTTCAAGCTATTCAAAGTAGGGCTCTTACCCAAGGTAGACTCCGAAGTGGCTTGGTTTCTAAGGAAGAGACTGGAGCTGCTCTACGAGCGTCTGTCCGAAATACAGCAGAGCTATCCAATTTCGAACTACAAACTAGAAACGCTGCAGCAGAGCGAGTCCATCAATCTACCCTCCAAAGGGAAGGGGCTCAGCAAACGGCTGGGATTATAGAAACCCAAGGGATTGAGGACCGAGCTGGAATAAGTGCTCAAGGGGCTGTAGACACTGCTAATATCAGAACCTCAGGGGAAGAGACTAGAAGAAACATCAACACGCAGAAGACAGCTGATACTGATGTTATATCTGCAGAAGGGGCTCAAGCTAGGGAGACTATAGGAACACAGTCTGCAGCTAATATAGCAGAAACTGCTGCTGGGGTAGAGGCTCAGAGTGAGGCAGAACTTGATGCTATCCGAGAGCAAGGACAACAAGATAGAAGCACCTTGGGCCAACAGGCTGGGGCTCAAATCCGAGCAATCAGGGAGCAGGGAACCCAAGACCGTATGACCCAAACTGGAGCTAGCAACTCTGCAGAACGGGTTGCGGATATACAAGCTGCAGCTTCTGCAGCTGTCGCAAATATACAAGCTAATGCAAGTATGTCTGTTGCAGACAAACAAGCAGCCTCGGATAAGGTAATTGCAGATGCTAGTGCTGCTAGCGCTCTTGCAGTAGCCCAGGAGAATGCTACATCTGGGAAGACAATTGCGGAGATAGCTGCTGGGGCGAATGTAGACGTAGCACAGTTGGGTTTAGATGCTACTAAGGCTAGAATCAATAGTGATTATTGGTTGAGACAGCTAGACCAGCCCATTGAGATTAGGAGAATAGCTCTAGAAGAACTTCGAGAGGCGAATGATGCGAAGCTCCGAGGGGAGAGTATTGAGATATCTAGAGACGCTCAGGAAGCCCAAGAGAGTCTGGATCTAATGCGCCTTTCTCTAGATGCCAAGATGGTAGATAATCAATTTAAAGTAGACCAGGCAGAGCTTACCGGAATTTGGGAAGTCTATGGCCCAAGGCAGTTAGAAGAATTTCAAGAGTCCTTCGGAACTACGATGGGGGAAGATGGGTATGATGGGAATTATGACTTCGATAGTAATGGAACTATAGATCATCATGACTTCCTGCAGCTTGCAGAGTTTGCTGCTGTAGGTGGGATAGAGACACAGGCAGCAAAGCAACTAGCGGAAAGTACAAGACAATTTAATCTTACCTTCATCGAGGGTCAGGAGCAATTTGATGATGCTTTGGATGATCAATGGGCTATGTTCGAGGCTCAGTTAGATAATACAATATCCCAACAGGGGTTAGACCGTGAACAGGCTCGGGTTCTTACCATAGCCACGCTTAAAGCTAATGTAGACATTCAAAATGCTGGGCTTGATGTAAACCGAATGGCTATTATGGCAGATTTGCTATCTGGCCCTGGAGGCACAGCGATGGCAAGGGAAGATAAGGAAGCTGCTATAGATTTCATAATGGGCTTTGAGGCTCTAGGTTTCGAGGCTCCTCAGAGAAGTGAGAACTTCAACGAGGATGAGGAGTTTGAAGCTGCTCGGGATGTGATTAGAGAAGACCAGGGTTTGGGTGATGATGAGGATCTTGATTCTATCTCCGAAGATCAAATGACTAAGGCTGCTGATATTACAAAGAAGATAGGTAGAGGAACTTGGGATACTGTCTTAGGAGTGTCTGGGGTTTCAGATACCTATGACCGGATCTTTGAGGTGATGGGGCCAGCTATGAATGACCCCAATTCTGAAGGAGCAAGACAGCTTCGTGAACACTTTGATGTGAATGGGGATGGGCAGGTAGATCAACTTGACAAGGCTTATGCCCTTGCATATGGATAGGAGGTAGGACATGCCAGATCCAGTAACAATTGCACTAGTATCAGCATCTATAATCTCCGGAGGACTTCAAGCCCTTGCAGGATCTAGGAAGACTGAGAGTGAGAAGATGCTTCAGGAGATACTTAGTGGTAATAAGGCTGTAGCTGCAAGTAGAAGTTCTAAGCATATGAAGCATATGGCTGATACCGGAAAGCCTAGGATTTCGATAGCTACGAACAAGAGGCAAATGGTAGAGAGAATCTTTTCTTCCCTTGAAAGAGATAGGGTAGGTCTTCAGGTGAGTCAGGAAGCTGCTGATGTGAAGTCAGGTCTGAAGTCCGCTGCTCGTAACCAAGAAAGGAAGGCTCGACGTGCCTAGTGGAAGAGATTATCTACGAGGGATAGGTGGGGCTATTCAATCTGGGGTTAATACTGCTATTATGTTGAAGCAGATGGGAGCGGAGGAGAAGAAGCGGGCACAGGAGAATCGTATTGCCCAACTTAAGGCTGAGACTGCCCAATTCACAGCAGAGACAGGAAGGATGGATCATGATATTAGGGCTCTTGCTGAAAAACGAGCAGGGAAGGAGTGGAATGAGGGTCTAGAGCTTCAGTATAAAGAGTTGCTTCTTGAGAAGCTTATAAAAGAACGTGAGTTTGCTAATAAGATTGAGACCACTTTTCAGGTTACTCAGAGTCAGGAGAAGATAGCAGAAGGGCATGATGATACTGCTAGAGCTGGGCAGAACTTATCTGCTGCTGTTGCTCGGGAGAAGATGACCAGTAATGAAAGAATACAGAGCGGGATTAATACACTAAATAAAGAGATCGCAGAACTACGTGCGAAGACCAGTGTGCAGACTGCTGGGATAAGTGCCCTTGGTGGGGCTACAAGAACAGCCCAAGGAATTGGGTTCGTAGACCCTATCACCTCTGGAAGTGCTGTGCATAATATGGAGGAAATGGTTCGTAATATGGGAATTAGTGTGGGAAGCATGACTGTTAATAATCCAGGAAATGCTGCAGGTATAACCCCACCTACATCTGGAGGAACTACTGGGATCTCTGCTACTAGAAACACACAAACCCAACAGCAGATCAATGCTGCTAAGGATGCTGCGAGGAAAGAAGCTACTCAAATACTGTCTAAGGGTCAGGCGAATCTATCTCCTCAAGAGATAGCAAGACTAAGACAGCTTAATCAAATCATCAATGGGAGCCCATGATGAACATTGACCAACAGCTTGCAGAGATGTTTAGAAAGAAGAAAGACCCTGTGGATGATCAACTAGCAAGTATGTTTGCTAATGAAAAGCCTAGCTTTTCTCAACCTTCTATGGAAGTTGATGATGTTGGACAGGTCAGTCCAGAGGCTCCTACCTTTGCAGCAGAGGAAGATAAGGGTGCTGGTACTAGAGCCATTGAAGGGTTTAATAGGGGGTTTTTAGATACTGTAGCTCCTGGAGCTATTCCCAAAGACTCTACTGTCGGCTCTGGAGCTGTTGGAGGGGTTGGCCAATTCGTAGGGTTTGCTGCTGCGGAGATTCCTATATTCCTCGCAGGTGGAGAGTTGCTAGCTCCTGTGGCTAGAAGGGTTATTCCGAAGCTTATTACTAGGGAAGTAAGTAGTAAGTATGGAAGTAGAGCTGTGATGTCTTTGAATAATCCTAGGCATCAGGCAGAGGTTGCTACGGCATTAGGTGTAGATACGATTAGGGAATTTCTAGGAGAAGGAGAGTTTGATGTAAAAGGGGTTACAGGGGAGTATGGGGAGAGGATTGTTTTTAATCTAACTGCTCCGTTCCTTCCAGGACTATTGAAGAAACCTAAGGCTCCTAAGGCAGATGTAGAGACCTTGGATCTAGATCTAGAATCTGGACTTAAAGATGCTCCTGAGAATCTACCCCAACCCTTCTCTACCTCTAGTCGAATAGACCTAGATGAAACTGGGGCAAGTGTAGCTCCGCTTATTGATGATGCGATTCAAGATCCACTAGACCTCGGGCGTGCTGCTAGGTCTAGTCCTATCAATGTTGCTTTGAATCGAGGATGGTATTTAGATGCTACGCAGAGCTACCCCACCTTTGTGAAGCATACTTCTATAAATCTCGAGGCGGTGGATGATGCAAATGCTACTACCGAACTGATCTATGACACCCTTACGAATCAGCCCATTTCTATCAATAGTCTACATAAGCTCTCCCCAGAAATCGTTGAGCTGAATAGTATTGTCCAGCTACCTGAGAATGGTAGGATGCTCAAGGCTCCGCTTACTAAGGAATCTGAGGCTCACCTGGAACGCCTCCACTTTATGAACACGGAGTTCGCAGATAAGATCAAAGATAGCAAGCTCTTCGAAGATGTAAGTACGATGCAGCAGTTGGTTAATATCTCCCTACGTACTACAGTAGGAGTGATAGAACGAATGGGGCCAGCGGGAAGGGAACTTGCTGCACGTATGATGGCAACTAGGGAAGCTTGGCATGTGGATTCAGGGAATGCTATTGCTGATATGTTCCCAGCGTTAGATCCTCTACCTGTGGGGAGCTTGAAGAAAATTGCTCGGAAACTTACCGGAGGTGGGGTGCCTTTGAATAGTGCGGAGCAATTTGGGTTTGATGCTATTATCACTCAGAAAAATAGGTTAGATGCTATAGGCCAAACCATTGCTGGGAAGAGGTTTAAGAGCTTGGAGAGTATGTTAAAAACTCCTGATAAGGACTTTAATGCTAAGGCCTTCATATCCGACATAGCTAGATACATAGAAACTAATTATACCGAGGTAGCTATAGCTAGAAACCTCACGGTTAAGCCTGAGGATATGCTATCCCAAGGAGAGGAGTTTGCACTAGAAGCCTTTGCACCTATACAGAAAGCTATCCTTGGGGCTTATAGTAAGTTTCCATCTGCCTCTGGAACCTTAGGAAAGCAGACAGGCGAGACAGACTTACTTGCTACGAGAAGGATTATATCTCAAGACAAACTTGATGTAAGTACCCTTGCTGCTGGGCTTACAAGCCACTATGGAACTGTTACACAGAATTTGCTTCAGCAGATAGCAGAGGAAGGATTTAATCCTTGGGTAGCTAAGGCAGCGAGTGATTATATCATCGGAACTGGGAGTAGGTTCAATACTACTGCTTGGGAGATTTCGCATAAGGTGCGGAGCTTTAATGTGCTTACTGAATTGTCTCTGGCCTTTATTAACAATGCTGTACAGGGAGTATGGACAGCGAGTAGGTTTAATATGATGGATACGTTTAGCGCTACCTGGAAGTATATATCTGATGAGACATATAGGTACGAGGCTCAGGAATTTGCAAGACGGTCTGGGGCGATTCTAGAAGATATGTTGAAGATAGCAGACCTAGAGAACTTCGATTCTTGGGGTGGGAAGCTCCTGCAGAAGTGGACACCCTTCGGAGTGATCGAGAGGATGAACAGGTCTGTAAGTGCAGTTGTAGGTAGGAAGTATGTTACAGGGCTTTTGGAAGAGCTGCAACCTGGGAAGTTTAATGCAAAGACCTTTGATAGGGTAATGAATGATTTTGAAAGGCTAGGCTTCAGGCGTGGGCAGGTGGAGAAGTATATAGATGAATTTGGGCTAACGTCCGATGGGAGGTTAGCGCTAGGCCAACTGCAGACGGGAGATGAAAAGGCTATGGATAATGCTATAGGGAGGCTGGCTGGGTTTAATGCTAGTAGAGTGACCCAATTCCTAGCAGACGTGCAGGATATGCCCCTAGTAGCTGCTACCCCATTAGGTAAGACAGCCATCCAATTCAAGTCCTTTGCTATTAACGCGAGCAAAGCTGGAGTACGAGATTTCATCACTGAGTTCGGGAAAGGGATAGCTACTGGAGATATGCAACGGACTTTACCTCTGGTTAAAATGGTTATCCTATCTGCTACGTTGGGTGAAGTCGCTGGGACTACTATGGATCTAGCACAGTTGAAGAACCCACTTAAGCGGGGGCAGAATGAGTTCTTGGGCTTTGATGAGAATAAGTATCCAAATTGGTTCAGACGCTGGGTGGGTTTAGATCCAGTGAGGAATGATGCAGATCTTTACGAGCGGGTAGCTAGAGGAATACAGGGAGAGTGGATGGATGGTAATGGGGCTTTTATAGCTAGACGTGGACTTGAGAACTTTCTCATTCCTGGGATGTTTGGGATATTTGCATCTATCGTGCAGAGTGCGGTCTACGCTGGGAAGTCTGGGATGCTTGCCTTTGGGGTAGGTCCGAGTGCAGAGAAGGTAGCGAGTCTTGCAGACGGATGGGATGCTACTACTAGGAAGCTTCTTACCACGATGCCTTATGTGGGTGATGCAGCTCAGAGGCTTATGGACCCAACGGAGCGTCAGATCGAGGATAACATCTTTGTGACTAAGGATGAGCTAGCTGGGTCTGCCGTCCGTAACATTGCTCGAGATATGAATGATGTCTATCAAGAAGCGCTAGACTTATCTACCGAGGGAAAGAGAGGTGAGGCATATGCACTCATGCATTCTTGGAATAAGAATGTGAATAATAGATTCAGACATATAACCCATGACATCTTTGTGAATAGAGCTGCGAAAGATATAGACCATGGGAAGGTTAATAAAGTGAAGCCTGGGATGTTCTTCAAAGGTGATAGTTTCAAGCGGGTTCATTTTGGAAGGAGACCTGACGAAGGCATGCTAGAACACCTTCGTCAGGTTGAGATGGATATATTGCGAGATACACAGGATAGTGCTTTATCCCAAGATTTTTAAATTTCGGAAAGTGAAATTTAAACAAGGAACCAATACGAGGTCTTAGCTCCTTTTGGGCGATGCAAGGAAATCTTGTTGAACTTCAAAAGGTCATCTAAGGCCTCGTCTAGCTTTGCACTACTCATATTTCTCCAGAGGTTCTTTCCTAGCTGCTGTGTAGACATTGGAGTTCCAGCCTTCTTCAGCTCATTGAGAACCAAGGCTGTATGCATCATAACCGCATCTGCCCCTGCACCTCGGAGGGACATGGACATAGAGTCTCCTACTTCTCGTATAGCCTCCTTTGCACTTTCTATATGATAGTCATCTACGTAGGGGAAGCTGCCCGAGGATAGGGAGAATATCATAGCGAGCTTTAATAGGTGAACATGCTCCCTTCCATAAAATCCTGAGATTACTTGAACTTCATCCTTGGGCTCCTTCCTAGACTGATACCACTTGTCATAGGCTCGGAGTCCATTTGGGGTTACCTCCATCTCTCCTTCCATCATAGAAATAGATTTCAATTGCTCCCCCATCGTGAGGCGTAGACTCTGTTCATCTGCTGTGAGAGCATGTCTTGTGATTCTCCTCTTTGGAGCCTTAGCATAAATAAACAAGCTCCGTCCAACCAGACCCTCCTCGAATGTATCTGCTGTAAGGTTTCGCTGAATCCATGCAGGAGTAGTTGAGCTAAGAATATTGAGGCTAGGCTCTCGCATAATGTTTGTACCTGCAGTCTTGGTTCGGTAATCATGATGCCTAGGGTTGGTATATATAGCAGCCAAGGTAAGAGGCATGTCAGATTGCTGAGCTTCCCTTGACATAAAGACCCCAAGCTCATCTGCGTGTATAACCAGCGGAGTACAGACCTCGTCCTCATGTATAAGTGCATCCCTTCCGTCTACCTTTCTTATAGACATATCTTGGTAGATTGCCTGTAGAGTGATCTTCCCCGCGAAGATTTTAGAATCTGTGAAGTCCCGTAGGAAGTCTACCCCCATGTCTAGGGCAGAAGACTTTCTACAATCTGCACTTCCCGCGCAGAGGATGATGTAATTATTTGGGTAGATCTTAAAGTGACCCCAATTCAGATATATCTTCCTGCCCATACACGCCCCGATTATCCCAGCAGCTACCCATTTGTGAAATTGAATAGGGCTTTCATGATTATCTGTATAGACAAGATATCTCCGAATGAAATCATCCGGAAGCTTGTCAGACATCAGTGAACTCCGCTAGGAATATAGGTATTTGAGCTTGTTGGGCTTGGGTATGCTCTACCTTAGCCCCACCAGATTTCTTCCAGTCTGGTAGCATGCAGATAGCATCACACCTTGCGAGGATCATAAGATCAGATTGTACCCAATAATCATTATTGAGATTTAACAGACCTTCATATCTTTCATAGTTGCTATTATTCTTATGCGGGGTCAGTACAGTGAAACCCCAAGAGATAAGAGCAAGGGCTACCTTCTCTGCATTAAGGATATGCTGATCTATCTCATAGGGGAGTGCGGAGGTGTAAGGCCCAGCTACATATATAATATCACTGTTACTAGGCTTGCCATAGAAGGGCTTGCTCTGTATAACCTTATCCTGTCCAAGTATATCCACCCCCATCCAACTATGCAAAATATCCATCGGTATCCTCTCCTTCCATAACTTTGTCCATGATATAAGCCCCTGCTTCCTTGTTCGTCCAACCAGATCCACAGAGCCACTTAGCTTCATCATTTACTATAAGAACCCATTTACCTTCCTTCGACATACGTTTTAAAATCATCGTAAGTAATAAGGTCAAGACGTCTCCTTCCAGTTACTACCATCCTGCCATTCACAAGGTATTCTAAGTTGAGTTCCTCCCACGTGTCTGGGGAGTGGTCTTTGCAGAATATTGAGAACAGTAGTCCTGATCTCAGGAAGGACATCTCTTCTACATTGACCAAAGAGGCTGTCATGAACCTGTCCAAGTAGCTCGACGTCCTGCCGTTGGGAGAAGGTAGACTCCGCTTCAGTAAGACACTTGTTAATCCAATCACCAACCTCACTCTGAGGTATGAAAGCAAAGCCTTCTCGGAATGTGCTCTCATCAAACCTCCCGAGGAAGAGTCTCTGACGACCAAAGCAATTCTTGAGGGTTCGGGTTCTTCGTATCGTCTCACGAATATTGTGTCTCCACGAAGTAACCGCAGCGAGCTGCGTATCAAGTGCATGGTTACATTCCTTTGCATTCTGCTGTGTGAATGGGTAGTTAGGAAGGCGAAGGTTTACATTGTCTACCATAGTCTTTAGCCCCATACCATAGTTCCATCCGTGGCCTACGGTCTTAGCAAGGTCTCTGAATTCTCCTGTGATATCTTCAAGCGGTAAGCCGGTGATAATATGTCCGATGAATTCGTGGTACCAGATTTTGTCACCCCTCCCTTCTCCAAAGATATTATGACGTTGGAGTATTTCAAGCATATTCTCATCACCGGAATCCCATGCGACAACATAACTTTCGGCAGAAGAAAGATCTGCCTGCCAGAAGACCCATTCATCGGAGGTAGTTCCATACATACTACGTAGCCACTTGGGAATATTCTGAAGGTTCCCTCCTCGTCCGTAGGCATTTGTGCTACTGGACAAGCGTCCAGTCTCTGTTCCACCAGTAGCTTTGGCTTTCCTTGCGCTCCCTGCAATATTGTAACTCGTTCTGACACGTCCGTCAGGGTCTTCAAGACCAGCCTCCGGAACCAAGTAGGTCGATTTGGTCTTAGATAATCCACGAAGTTCGAGGATGAGATCGAGGAACTCTCGATGTGCAATGGAGGTTTTTCGAAGCTTGAGTATTGCATCTTCATTCGTAGTAACCGAAGAGCTACCACGCTTGAACACAGGTGAGAGGCCAAGGTTGCCATAGAGATACTCCTTTAGCTGTTTTGGGCTATTGATATTGAGGTCATGCCCAACGAGTTCGAGCATGCGAGCACGCTTTTCCTCGAGGCTTGCTTCGGTAGCATTAAGGATTCGAGCATGTTCCTCTTTGTCTAGTACGATGCCTCGGTTTTGAACCCTTCCGATGGCATAGGTTAGAGGAAGGTAGTGAGTCCAATAGAAGTTCTCTACTCCCAACGATTTCATATCAGCCTTTAAGCCATAGAAAGCTTCGAGGGTAAGAGCACAGTCTAGAGCATTGTATTCCCAATGTGCATCATCGTAGGAATCATGGTCTGCCTCCTTTGCCATCATTTTGTAGAAGGGCTCTTTTGTGTAGATGCTACAGAGGAACGCGAGGGAATGGGGTAGCTCTGCGTAGCAGTTGTGGTGCATAAGCATGGTATCCCAAGCATAACCTCGAACTTCCACCCCCCAATTATTGGCAAGATAGGTATTGTCATAGACACCGTTCTGGGCGACTTTGGGTATGTCACTTCCAAGGAGGTCTCTGATTCCCTCGATAAGCCTTGCCTCGTCAACTGCGCTATAATGACCGGTGAATGGGATGGAGAGTGCGTGATCTGGGGTATCAGCGATTCCAAAGACAGTAATCGTTTCGGCGTATGTCTCGATATCGTAAGAGAGTATTTCGGCAGTTTGCATCTTCTGCAAGTCTTCAAGGAACTGGTCAGCAGTATGGGGTTCATTATATACCTCCCTTGTCTTGAGGGTTTTATAGATTCTCTGTCTGCATGTGATTATTTCTCGCGGCGGAGAATCGAAATCTGGTTGGTCTAAATGGAACTTCGCCTGCTGTGCGTCATGTCTTGTTGGGTATAGAAGTTTCCAATCTCGAAGGATAGCAGCTGGATGGATCATAGGAATGACAGTAGTTCCCTTGTCATCTTGCAGGAAGCTACCTCGGTAGTTCATAATCCCTTTCTTACCCGTAAGCGTTTCCATCGCTGCATTCCCACAGCAGATAATAAGGTCTCTCGGCTCCGCTTGGACTCTCTCTTTTGCCTCTAGCATTAGATTGTCTAGATCTACGCCTAGCCCTTTTAATGAGCTAAATACATCTTTCGGAGGCTTGACTTGAGATACATTGTCTACGTAGCACGATTTACGGTCTATACCAGCTTGGGCTAGGATGTCATTGAATAGGAGCTTGCCCGAGGCTCCGATGAAGGGGATCTTGGATATGTCCTCGTTCTTCCCAGGAGCTTCTCCTAGGACTACTATACGTGCATCATGCGGGCCAGATGCTGGCACGATGCGTGGGTCACTTGGTTCGAACTCTGGCATACTTGCCTCTTATATCTTTTATAAGTTGGTTGGTTAGCTTTCTGGTAAGAGGGTAAATCTTTTCTCTTGTTGCTTGGATGTAGAGAAGAAATATTTGGGCTTCATCCCAATCTAGCTTTATACTTATTCTTCTCTTGGGTAAACGCTGTAAAAGAATGGACTGATCCTCCACTGGTTATGCCTTAGCTTTCGCCTTGGCTTTAGGCTTGCTAGCAGCCTCTGCTGGGTCATGCTCCTTCGCGAAGGATGCTTGGAGTTTAGCTACAGCTTCAGCTTTATCCTTTGCTTCCTTCGTTGCTGCATCTGCCCTCTCAATCTCGGAACGGATATCGTTGGGTTTCTCTCCGTCTGACCAAGGGTTGAGAACGGTCTGTGTAGCGATTGTAGGTTCCTCTGCATGAGGAGCGGTTACAGGCTTTTTAATTCCTGTAGGCTCATCATCAGAGTTAAGGACATCTTCATACATCGGACGTCCTTCTTCATCCTGCATTGTTAGAACTGTCTGTGGCATCTGGTATCACCTCACTTTCTGGGTTTGACTTGGGGAGTTAGGTTACTTATACCATCTAGTATAGGTTCTTGGACTCGCTTGGAAGACCCCATATTGGAAGATACGTCTTCCATAGATTGCTAGAAGCAATAGCCCAATTGGGTTGAATGTGCATGACCAAATTGCTATGATGTAGAAGCAGATTCTACGTCTTATATGCCAAGTGTCTGAGGGGTCTCCCCAAAAAAGGGTCGGCTCGTTATGTCCTGCATCTCCCCATCCCCATGTATACATGAAGTAATAAGATAAGATAGATCCTATGAAGGAGTAGAGTAACCAAGCTAGGAATAGGCTCATCACTCGCTCCCTTCAAGCTGTTTAACTGCTGGGAGATCATTCCCGAAGTCTTTCGCATTTTGTAACCTCTTTTCTATACGTTCTAGACTTTCCCTGTGATGTTTCTCACTCAGCTCGAAACCTTTTATCTGCATAGGATAGTTCTTATGTGTTGCTGCTGCGAGGAGTAAGGCTCCAGATCCAGAGAATGGGTCTAAGAACCTTCCCTCTTTCACTCCAGAAATACTTACTAGCTTCTGGATAAGATCTACAGGTTTTTCTGCAAGGTGGATCCTGTCTTCGTTCACAACCCCGTTTATAAAGTAGTCATGCTGGGGAGCTGTATTGAATGGGCGAGACCCCTTGCGAGCGAAGATGATGCTCTCTGTACACATAGGATATTGCTGGTATGGGTCTGGGACGTGTCCAAAGGCGATGTCTTTGACCCAAACTATCGGGGCTGGTCGGACGAGGAAGCCCACCTTTACCATTGCTTGTGCGAAGGTTGTGAAGCATGGCATTTTCTCAGCGTGCAAGAAATCTCGTGGCACTGCGTTGATGAAGCAGTAGAGGTGGGAATTGGGTTTAAGCACACGAAACAAATCTCCGCAGATGCTTTGCCAGAGCTCGAGCGCGTTTGCACTATCCTCGTCCCAAGATACTCCCTCGCGTTGTCCGTGACGTGCAAGCCCTTCGCGAAGACTCGACTCATCCAAGACACCCCACGGAGGGTCAGTGATAATAAGGTCAATAGAATCGTCTGGGAGAGCCTTGAGACCCTCGATGCAAGATACGTTTTCAATAATAGCTCCTAGGTTAGGATTGGCTTCTAGTGCTTCCTTGGCCGAGGTAGTCCGAGCTGCTCCGGAGATGAGTCTATCGATCTTCCGTTTAATAGCTGATTTAGACTTTGCATCTCCTCCTTCAGTGACATGATCATACACTTCTGGATTAGACTCTTTAAGAATAGCAAGTGTCTGCCCAAGTTCCAAATCAGCAGACGTAGTCGAAATCGCCTTACCGATAAGCGAGGCAGTATCTCCAACTCCCCAGCTATCGCCCTGATCGTGCTTTCCAGATGTTTTCTCTCCCCCACTAAGTTCGACTTGAGTTCGGTGAAGTTCAGCGAGTGCTTCAGCTTCCTCTGTTGGGCTAAGGTCACTTCGTCTAAGATTCTCTTCCAGTTCAATTGCCTTTTGCTCGTACCTTGTAAGATCGGTGAATAGTCTACAAGGTACGAGGGTGTCTGGGCCTTCACGCATGAGGATTGCTCGGTAGCGTCTCTCCCCTGCAACGAGATGATATTGTTCTTCATCGTCTAGCCTCACTGTAAGTGGGTTGATGAGTCCTCGGTTGGATATGGATGTAGCTAGTTCTTCTAACTTATTCTTATCAAAGGTCTTTCTTTGCCTGTCCTTGTCTATTATTATCTCAGACAGACTTAGCTGAATTGAGTCTACGGGTGGTTGGGGCATAGGTTTGGTAGTCTCCTTCTAGTTTCTTCGAGGGTTTGAATTTGAGGCCTAGCCTTGGTGGGGTAGATCTCATTTCCTTAGAGTCTATGTCTCGATACTTCTGTCCAGGCTTGAGGTAGTGGTTTAGGCTTGCGAAGCCTCGAATTTCTATCCGGTCTCCCTGGACAAGGAGGGATTGCATTACTGCGAAGGTTCCTTCGACTACAGCTTCTACCTCCTCGAAGGGTTTGGATAGGATGCTAGCGATTAGTCTGGATATATCTTCTTTTGTTTTTGTATTTATCTCGTTCATGGATTATTTCTCCAAAGTAGAAGCAAGGCTCGAATGGATACCACAGCTTACGCATTTCGGGCTCATCCCAATTCCACATCATTTCCACCCTCGGAGGTTTTTGTCCGAGGAGTCCGCAGATGAGATCAACCCTTCCTTGATGTCGAGCTGTCTCATCGCGTCTCTCTTTCTTCTTTCCCTCCGAGATGAAAAGATCCTCCGAGCTATATTTCCGAGGAATAGGATCAGGACCTGGAATAGCAGAATTTCCATTTAGATCCCTCTTTATTTTCTTGATTTGGCTGTAGGATAGTTTCTTAGCCATGAAGTCTCCTTGGGGGGAGGGTTTGTTCGATCTAGGATGTAGATGGTCTAAGGGTGACTCCCATCACTCCCCGCATCTACCGATCAACCCTCCCCCGGAAGCTATGCAGAGGCTTTACGTTCCTCTGCTTCGGTCTTGGGATTCCAACGCTCGATGTCGTAGAGCATGTTTACATGGGTTTCCCGCATGGATGGTGGGTGGGAACATAGGTCATAGAACGAACAGAGAGAGTTAAACCTGGAGCATGAGTCTGGGTTCTTCGGAGGAAGGATTTCGAGGATGGTGGGGCTAGGGTCTTCCTCGTAGGCTCCATAGGTGTAACCACTCTCTGCTCGGAAGGATTGGATTACCTCTATCCAATGCTGGGTATCGGAGACCCATTCTTCTAGGATCTCAGGGGTGGCGTGGATGGTTTCTCGACGAAGGGGTGTGTTGGGAGCTTCTGCATATTGGGACTTTTTCGCTGTGAGTAGAAAGTCTGCTATGAATGTGTTGGAGACGTTCTCTTTCCAGGGGCTCCATGCCTTTAGCCAATAGTAATATCCCATGAATTGGGAAGAGAGCTTCATTGCTTGCAGGTATGATCCGTTAAGATAGCTAGTTGTCTTATGGTCAATACCGAAGACTTCGCCTGTCTTCTTGTTCTGGACTACCTTGTCTACGAGTCCACAGTAGACTACTCGATAGACGTAGGAGCCTTCACAGAGCCAGTGACACTTTCCTCCATGACGGTGAGACATGTCTGGGGGAAGCTCCCCACAGGTGTCACAGATGATATCAGTCTCTCCATATATAGGATACTCGAAGTATTGCTCGATGGCAAGTAAGTCCCATTCAGCCCTTCTACCCTTCCAATGCCGATCATATACTGCTAGCATCTCTGCACCGACCATAGGAGAACGTTTGACATCCTCGTAGGGATCAGCGTGGAAGGCCTCGAGAAGGGTTTTACAAGCGGCCTCGATGTCCTCTGTTTGGTAGAGGGTGTCTAGGGCTGTATGGACGATGCCTCCGAACATTAGGGCAGAGGACTTTCGGCCCCGAGGGTTTAACGCTCGGTCTATCCGGTAGTGACCCTCGCGTGGGCAGCGTTTGAATGTAGCTATTGCTGTGTTGTCATATTTCTCAGGGTATCTAGGCATTCTTTGATCCTCCTTTTTCCATGTGTGCTCGGACTATCTTCTTCTTCATATCTACTATGGTGTCTTCGAGCTTCCGTGCTGCTTCCTCAGCTGTCATACCCACCATCCCGAGGGACTTTAGAAGGGAATTCCTACTCCTTGGATTAGCCTTCCTAATCATAGGAACTAGCCCTTCTAGAGCCTCGATCTGCTCCTCAGGGGTTACTATCTTTATAACTTTCCTCGATCCACCTTTCCGCGAGGTCTTTGGCTTCGGCTTGTTTTGTTTCTTCTTCGCTAGGTGGCAGATCTCCACTAGCTCCTCGAACGTCTTTCTTGAAGCTGGCAGATACGGTTGGGTCAACCACTGCTCCACCATGTTTCTCCTCCAGCATGATTTGGTTTCTTATGGCTCGACGAAGGAAAGCGGAAATGAAGCCATGGCCATATCCGCTCTCGGATCTGAGGACCTCAAGGCGAGTAGCAGTTATCATGTCTAGGTCTACATGATATTGCTTAGTCATCTAGGTTCACCTCCCTTCGTGATGATTAGCCAAGAGGCAAGGGAGCAAGATCCACAGTTAAGTGGGCTACCCTTGAGAACTTCCTCATTGATTTTAATGGATGCTCCACATCCTCGGCAACGGATGTGTGTTGCGGTAGGGAATAGAGCGGAGCATTCCTTACAGGGGTTAGCTGGTTTGGGTTGTAGGCAATAGATGCATTGGATAGGATTAGACATAGGTTTTTAAATTTCGGTTTCCGAAGTTTATCTTAGAAGTATATAATAGACCTAGGGATAGAAGCGCTCTTGGGTCTGGATCTCCCCCAATCCAGTGAACTATCTTCTATCCCTAGGAGGGTTGCTAGGCTTCTTATACGGGGTTCAAGCTGATGAACCGCTCGAAATTATTGCTTGGACGTCCTTGGTAGGAGCTCAAGGTTACATCTGCTACCATCTCGAGACCAACGAGAGAGTTAAGCCACTCGGTAGTAAGGGTCTCTCCCTCGAAGTTCACCTCGATGTTGGGCTGGCGAAGCGAGCCGATGAAGCTCCAGAAGAACCCAATTCCCTCTCCCTCGATCATGGTGTTATTCCAGGAGACAGTGCCTTCAAGCTCTTCATTCCACTCTTCCCATTGGTCTCCATGAGGGCCAACCACTTCAAGCGTCCACTGGATCATTTGGGCTCCAGAGGATTTGGCGTCTTTGAGCTTCCAAGATTTAATCCGGAGGTGGTAACGTCCGGTGGGGAGGGAAGGATTTTCAGTCTGCTTCATTCCTTCGTCGAAGGAGCCGATGTTTAGATTTAATGTTCCGTCAGCCATTATGTTTCTCCTTTAGCAGTGTGTAGTCTTGGTCTATCTTCTCGGGAAGTCCGAGGATTTGGGTTCGAGCTATGGTAGATCGGTTCTGGCGAGTTACCCATTTCCAAGTAGCCTTCTCTCCTTCGCCCTCTCGAACTGCGAAGTAGACTTCATCAAAGAAGCGGAAGACCCTTGTGGATAACTTGCCTGTTACTGCTATGCTCTGGACGAATCCTCCTGTTATTTCGTCCTTGGACAGCTCGTCATGAGCAGTTACTATACGGAAGTGTTTTACGAGGGGTAGAGCTGTTACTCCAAAGAGAAAGTGCTCTATCCGGTTCATCTGAGGCAGGTAATCGTTCTGCTGTGGGGTTTGTCCTTCGCGTCCAGCAATTGCTAGGACAGAGGACATCGCAGCGGTAGCAAGGGTGGTCAGGGTGTCTACTACTACACAACCCCATTCTTCCTTAGCTGCGTCAGATAGTGCTGCATCAGCTGCACTGAAGGCATTAGGGTCATCCAGAGAATTTCCGAATTGAAGCTCTGTTACAGACCCCTTTGGTAGCCCTTGGAAGGTTGTGAGTCGCCTACGGTCAAAGTTGAAGAACAGGATAGGAGCGTATGGCTCGAGTGTTCGAGCGCTCCACGTTTTACCTGCGCCTACACCTCCATGCACGAGGATGTTCTGGCAAGCGATCTCGGTTTCTTCTGTTGGGTCGCTTCGATGCAGGTGCTGCTTTGCTGCTATGCTTCCCATTTGCATCAGGATTTCTCCTTTAGTGCTTGTGCTGATTCATCGTGGAACTTAGCAAGACGTTCTTGCTGACGTTTCAGCGTTCGGGTTAGGATCTTTATCTCCTCTCTGGCGTCCGAGATTTCTCTCTTCGCCCGTTAGATGGTGTATTGGTGATTCTCGATAGACATCGAGGTTTGGTTCATCTCCCAATAGATGCATTGTTCGGATATTGCTTGGGCTACGTTGTTCATGTAGGTTTCCTCACAGATTCTGGTGTGTCTATCCAAGGAACGAAGGTAGTTACACCGAGGTAATAGTTGATGCAGGTGCAGGCGGATAGGGCATCAATGAGAGTATCGTATGTTCCCATTATAGTCCTTCCGCCTCGAATGGTTACATTTCCACACATCCCTTTAGCAAGAGCAAGTTCGTTCTCTACGTTCTTAAGGGATCGGGTCGGAGCCGAAATCTGGTAAGGGGTTTTCATCCGAAGGTTCCTCGTCTAGTTGTGGTGAGAACTTAGCATCAGCACTTATTGGAATCAGCTCCCAATTTGGGTATTTCACAGCTAGGGTGGATACAGTTCCACATCCCTCGCATTGGTGAAGGAAGCCATCAGCTGACTTTCCGGTGTGTTTCATGAAGGAGCTGTTGCAGGAATCGCACATATAAGCGATCTGCATAGCTCTCGCGGGTCGTTGCATTATTGGCATAGACTTTCTGCCTTTCTAGAATGGGCTATACTAGGGGGTGATGATAAACTCCCTTAGGATAGATGGAAGGTTAGCGTCGAAGCCCACGATGTCCAGCATTCCAGAGTCATTTGGGTCTGCGATGGAGAACTTGTCTGCGGTCATAGCGACAACGGCAAGCTTCATATCTGGGTTGATCCTCTGGCGGTAGCCTTGGACTGCTTGATGCGGGTGGACAGCTCCATAGTTGGTCTCATTATCGGTTAGGATTATAAAGGCATCTGCTTGGATCTTATTCGCATCTGCCCAGACCATAGGTAGGGAACAGTCGGTTCCCCCTCCGCCTTGGATAGTACGTGCTACCTGGGCTAGGGACATGGATGGGTTTATGTCAAGGACTGAGATCCCTTGGTTGAAGCCGAGGATTATATACTGGCTTTCGGTTCTTGCTATTTGCATGGCTAGGGAAGCTGCTGCTATGCAAGATGTAAGCCCTGGGGTTCCAAGGGTATCCCAGGTCATGGAAGCAGACATGTCTACAGCTATGACGATGCGTTTGTTGATAGGTTTTACATTCTTGAAGCTGAGGTAGAACATATCATTTAGGGCATGGACTATGGCTTGGGTAGGTTCCCAAGTAGCACTTCCTCGGATGGACTTACCTTCCCCATATGTCAGCCCTGCGATGAGTGCTTGGAAGGGATGGATTCGAGCTTTGGCCAAGCCTATGCTGCTGGTGATTCTATGGATTACCTGTGGGACAAGGGGAGACATTGGGTCTAATAGTCCTACCCTTGTCATGGTAGCTAGGTTCCGGATGAGGTTTCCTAGGGGCTGGTGAGGGAAGATTGCTTCCCATGCCTTTGGGCTTGTCTGCCAACCATTTGGTAGCATGTCCATAGAGAGTCGATAGTCTCCGATGAGGTTGGTATGTCCGATGTGTGGAGGATGCTTATCATCTGAATCCTTCCAAACGTCATGGTAAGCATGGATCATACCTGGTAGAGACTCATGGATCTTGTCTTGGGCTATGAAGTTGAATATAGCATTCTGCACGCTAGTCTTTGCCTCTGGATGGCACTTGCGTAAGACATCACGATGAGACCAACCAGCTCTTTGTCTGTATTTCAATATCTGGTAAGCTAGTGCCTGATCCTCTTTGCGTGTATACCAATCTGCGCAAGCGTTTACTAAGCCTGCTCCCCATCCTCGGAGCTTATCCACCATTCCTACCCATTGGAGGAACGTGGAGCCTGTTCTGCATATATCTGGCATAGCCTTGAGTGCTGCCTTGCGAGCTTTGGGCTCAGATGACGAAGCTAGAATCGCAAGGGCGAAGAGGGCAGGGTCTTGCTTCGGTGCCCGACCTTCAAGACTGATCTCCCGCACTAGGCCAACGGCTCGGAGGGGGTCGGTAGCTACACATTCATCTATACTCGCAAGTGCATCCACTGTGAGCTCTTGCTGACGAGCGTAGTATGTCCCTCCCTCGTTGCCAAGGATAAGGAACCGTTGGAAGCGTGTCCAACAGTCCACTGGGAAAGCTGCTCCTCCGGATCGGTTAAGAACCTCTCCTGGGAGGATGATGTCGTTTGGGGTTTCTTGTATATCGTTTAGATAGTTCATATGAGGCTAGATCCTCAGGGTTTGGCTTACGCAGGAGCAAGGGATTGACTGTGCGAGGAGTCTATTAGAAGTAGGTAACGCACTGTCTTCGGCTCCCTTGTAAGCAAGTGTATGAATTAGACCAGCAAGGGTATGATTGTTCGAGATAGGCTTTCGCCCTCTGTCTAGAAGTGGCTATAGGATGTCTGGCAAGTTGGTGAGGCTACGAGGTTTGTCCACTTTTCGATTGGGTAACGTAGTCTCTTCGGCCAGACATCCTAAATTCCGATTTCCGAAATTTAACCTATTCGGAAGCTGCTTGAATCTGCGCCAGCAAATCAGGGTTCTTGAAGATGGCCTGGGTGATAGCGGTCTTCTGCGTCCGGACACCATTCACAGAGTCTCGATCAAACTTATGCTGGTTGAAGCCAGCCAAGACGACATCTTCACCAACGGCATCTACGGCCTCAGCGAGAGAATCAAATTGGACTACATCTACGCTGATACCTTCTTTGCTGGTGTGATTCTTGGTGCTTGCCATGTGTTACCTCCATGTGGAGTGAACCTACGTTTTGGGAGATACTAGGGTCTATCCCTCCGCTCCCACTGAACTGCAATATCAAGTGTTTCAATGTTTATATAATATAATGAATTTAGTCCTGATTGTCAAGAAGTTTTTACAAGTTTTTCTAATATAATCTAGGAAATATTTTCCGCATGTTAGCGTTAGGGTTAATTAGATGTAATATGGTAGGAAAGGGACTGGAGAGTATGCCCCCTCCCTACCGACCTCGGAGAATTGGCTCATGGCAAAGCCACCGAAGGTCTTAGCTCTTGTCTATGTCTGCCATGATATAAGCCCCTAGATGATCTACAGCCTCTCGGATAGTGCGCTCGGAAAAGGCCTCGTCGGTTTCGGATTTTTTCTGCTCTAGCTTCATAAGGTCAGCTAGAAGCTTCTCTGCGATTTCGGATACGAATTCTTCTAGTGCCTTTTCAAAGAATTTGATCCTAGATTCAAGTAGGGTCTTATATGCGAATAGCTGGAGTGGTGGATGAGAGTCGGGCATGTCTTTGATTAGCCTAACCACTTCTTCCTTGAATATGTCTATAGACGCTTCAGTAGCTCCGATTAGTGCTTCTTTAAGAGTCATCTGTGTCTCCCAAGCTTGATGCTAAGTAAGCGATAGATTCTAATGTGTCATGATACATCTGATATCGCTGTTGCTCTCCTACCTGTTGGTCTGCTGATTGTCCAAGCATATATCCACCTGATGTCTTTGGCTAGAGGGTTAGAGTGAAGGGATTCTATCTGCTCGTCTCGTTGGTCTTCTCCTATCGCTGTTTCCTTCCTAGGAGTCCAGTTAGAACCTACTAGTCTCTTCCAAGTGATGTAGTAGATATCCTTAAGAATCATCACTGATGTCCCAAGCTGTGAAGTTTATGGTCAGTCTGCATGTGATACCATCGGAGTAGCCAGAATCACCGAAGGCTATGTTATGGTAGCGCTGTCGGACTTCTTGGGTATCTCCCTTGAGGAAGTCACAGATTTCTTCAGACAGTGGGACTGAGTGCTTGGAGATGATTGATTCGATTCTTGCAATCTCAGCTGGGTCTAAGTTGAGATCTTCGGGTGCGAGCTTATTTCGTGCCATGAGGTTTATCTCCGTATGGGCTTGCTGGTGGATACATTCCAGAGATGTCGATGTCCTCTGGGATGCAGTGGTATTGCGCGGAGTTTAGCGCGTCGTATGCGAGGTTCTCTTCTACCTGCTCCTCGGATACTATCCCGTTGCCCATATGGTAAAGGGCATGGTTGATAGCATCCCGTTCGGCTTGGGTCTGGTAGATTATCTTGATCATCCTTTCCTCCTACGATCTGCACGTAGTTCCAATTCTTGGATCTTTTCAATCCGATTTTGAAGGCCGTAGAATAGGCCTCCGAGATGTTCATCAAGGTAATCAGGATTATGCCCTTGGGCTTTCATGATCTTCCGAGTTAGTCTTAGGATCTTAACTGCAAGGTCCTTAAGCTCTCGGATGTCTTCTAGATTCGATTTCATCCTTCAGCTTCCTTTCTATTGCATGAAGTCTGGAGAGGTGAGAGATGCTATCTGCGGTCTTATGACCTCGTCTGTGATATTCCTGCCAGCTATTGATGTCAGAGCTGGTAGATGATAGTAGTATCTTCAGCTCGTCGAGTACTAGATCATCCATTAGCCTCGTGCCCCTTCGAGCTTCTTAATAAAGCTCTTACCAAATGTGATTGGGTCTTGGGAAGCCTGCTTGGACTGTGTGTCTAGTAGTTCCTTGCAAGCGGTTCGGGTGAGGGGCATTGGAAAGAGCTCGCAGATTTCTTTCACTATCTTAGAAAGCTCGGAACTTCCCTTGTTCTTCTTAGGATCTCCCGATACCCCTGGAGCGATGTGCTTGATATGGATCTCATCCATATACGCGAGTGGGTTGAATTTGGAAGCTGGTGCTTGGCATATGGATTTATGAGAATGATAGAAAACACCCGTGAGCTTATCCTTACCAGTATCTGTGACAAACCAATAATCTTTGTTGCTTCTGGTGAATTCACAGACACGATCAATCATATCTTTAGCTCGTTCTTCATCCTCTGCTTCGATCTCGATCTCGATAGTTGCTTTCCAGAGTGGCATCTAGTAGTTCTCCTCGATGTAGTCTGCGATTTCAGAGAAAGTCTGAGAGTTCAACCCCTCGTGTAGGTTCCCATCATTCATCTTGGAGAGTTGCATAGTAGCATCACCTTCTGCCAGTAGGCTCCAAGAGGATGTAATACCCTTCCAGAACCCATCTGGGGTCATTTCGTCAGATCCCCAGATGAACCAGTGTGGATCACCTTCCCAATCTTCGTCCAGATGAGAATCTTCCCAATTTGCTTCTAGAATCTCGCATGCTACTCCGATGCAACAGTATTGGAGATGCTTATCTCCATCACTATCTTCTTTCTCTACCTTCAAGAATCCATGCCCCTGCTCGTAATTCCCTGAGCGTAGGGCTTCTAGCCACTTGGCCTTGAAGCTTGGTTCTAGCTTGAAATCTGCCATGATGTTCTCTCCTAGGAGGGAGGAGGCTTCTCCTCCCTCCGGTAAAGTTCGGAAACCGAAGTTTAAATAAGCTCGGAAGTGAATGCCCTAAGAACCTTCTTAGCCTTCCGTGCGATCTCTCCTCTCCAACCTCCCACATTCCCAATTACATATAAGACCTGGGTTTTCAACCCAGCTTCATCCTGAATCCTCCAACTTTCCAAGCCCGCAGATGCATAGCTCTTCGCATATGGATCTTTGCACTTATGCAAGACAAGTAGGAGTGCATCTCGCACCTCCTGATATTGCTCGCTTATATGTCCCTGCTTGTTCCTCGCCATGATTCTTCCTCCAGATATGACCAGCTCGCGCGTAGCTCCCGCCGTGTGCGGGAAGGTGCGCGATGGTCGTTACGATTGTGAAAAACTACGTATAGGGAATATAACGAATTGGGATGGGTTTGTCAAGTGGAATTTGGTGGGTTAAGGTGTTGTTTTTATTGAAGTTACGAATTATTTTTAAGTAAGTATCCACTAACTTATACGTTGTAAACGTCTAAGTATCGGTATCTGGCAGGGATAGGTTAGGAGTATTTGAAATATAAACGGACATCCTACGTAAGTAGGGCTAGTTAGACGTATCTTACCACACCCTGTCTCACCAATTAGGGGTCGGAAAAAGTTTCCTAGAAGGGAGGGAAGATATTTCCTCTATAATATATTATAATAATATATAGTATATATACTAATAGAAGGGTGATATATATAGGGAAAATATTTCCTACTGCCTATTTGAGTGCATGTCTGTGGTAAGACACGTCTAGGTATCGGAAATTGGGCAAGTTAGCCGTTTATTTCTGAAATTGGGCATGTATAACCTAGCCTATCTAGCCTACCTACCCGTTTACGAAACAAGTGTTCACTACCTATCCTACACTCCATCCCTTAATCCCTCCTACCTCGTACCTACTACCTCGTCCCTCCTTGCTACCCCCTCTTTTTCTCATGTTCGATATCTGTGCGCTTAGCCACCAACCCTGCTCCTCAAGATATTCTGTCTAGAAGCCTCATCGATGGGATCTACTGTCTAAGCCTTAGGGACTACTACCTCAAGCCCAAGAGCCCAATTCCCAAGTTTCGGAAATCGAAATTTAAACTTGCACCTTAGCTCTAAGCACATTCGACTACGTCGATGGGATCTAACCTCTAAGCCCTATAGGTTGAGTGCTAGGAACCAGAGATCTTAGCACCTAATAGCTAAGCCTACCAGCCTGTAAGTGTTACTATCTTAGCCCTAAGCCTCTCAGGAATGAAAACTGGTATCTTAGGGCTAAGCCTAACCGGTGGGGTGTAACCGGGGAAGCCTTTGGGGGTTGCAAGGCCGATAAAAGCATGGTGGAAGATAGAAAATGGGATCTCGAGAGTAGGTTCTTCTTTTGAGTCCTCTCGAGATCCCAAGTGGGTTAATATGGTTGATCCTTCTTATGATCCAGCGGAATCCAAGTCCTGAGTTGAACCTCTAGGACTGGAGTGCCAGTCTCCTTATTCTTCATCCGGTGCGTAATACGGGTAACATCCGCATTATGCTCCCTTTGAATCTCACTGCAAATATCACTAAAGGCTTCAACATACATATCGAGTTTATCTTGAGAAATGTGCATTTTACTCTCCATTAGGGGTCGAGCCTCCCGACCCGACCCCCAGTTAGGTTTACTCTATCTCTAGAGCTTTATTCACCATCACGAGCTTTTCGTGTGCCTCTTCAGTAGGCCAGCCTTTTTCCTCGAGCCGTTCAATCAACTGCTCAAGATACGACTTCTCAATACAAAGACTGTGGTAAAAGATATGACGTAAAAGGCGTTGCTCACTTTCTCTCATCGAACTTCCTTCGATAGTGATGAACATGGTGCTTCGGGGAAACAATCCCCCGAAACACCACGAAACAGTATGCAATCACAATTGCATACACCACCAGCACTATTCGCTGGCTTCAGGCAGGATTGTGACTTCACCAGTATCTGGATCAATCTGAATCCGACCTTCACTTATCAAGCTTGCCATCGATGCGGATTTAGCATCATTAAAGGCTTTGGCCTTTTCTCGGGCGTTTTTAACGCTATCCCGTTCCTTCGCCAATTGGTTCAACATCTCGCAACACTTCTGCGCACCAAGCAAATCAGTCCAATCTTTCAAACGGTCTGCCTGTGACCAAAAAGTAGGATACGGAACACCGTCAACTTTAGCTTCGCCTTTGATAGTCTTAATAGCCATGATACAATTCTCCAGTGTAAAAAGTAAAAGTTATGAAAAGTTGCCAGCGTGCTACAGGCATCTCACCTGCTCGGTTTTTGGGATCAAGCCCAATGTCCGTCTCCTATTCGATTGTCAAAGAATTTTGATCTTTTTCACGAGGTTCCAAATCCCGCGATGATTGTGTGTACATATCGTCTTGTTGTATAATAAATATAACACATCCCACGGGATATTCCAAGCTGTAACTTGTTGTTTTTATTGAAATTAAAAAAGATTTTGGACAAAATCCCAAATGTTCCACAAGATGAAGTAACTTGTTGTTTTTCCACAAGATACAAAATTACTTCGTGCATCAAAGCAAAATCTGTGCCAAAAAAAAAATTTACATTTCTTGAAAATAAATCCCAGCAGACTACATAGTACTACGTAGTACGAAGCTCGTAAAGCAAGAAGCGTGCCAATAAAACATCTTGATACTACATAGTACCTTGAAGCTGTATTGGCACGGAATTTGCTAACGTACTACATACTCCTACTCTGTACTACTTGATAGATCTAGACCCTACTTAGTCCTACATCGTACCAAGCTCTACTAATTAATACTACGTAGGAGGGGGGTATGCTTCCTAGTACTACTTCGTACTACGTAGTACCAAGTTGGCATCCACAGACGCTCCTTTCTAGGGTCGTACTCTCGTCTAGGAGGACAAGAGCGAGCTCCTAGGTGCAAGCTTCTAGGTGCAAGCTCCTTTAAGTTTCGGATTTCGAAATTTAGGATAGGGAGGATGGATATAGGGAACAGGTAGGGATATTTGGTCTAATTGGGTCTAGGTTATTTCAGTAGACCTTGTAGAAAGTCCTTGACAAACCTAGCCCAATTCCGTATATTATAGTAGTAGGCAGTATATGTCTACTTTAGTCTAACTTTACCTTCAGGAGCATACCATGCCACCAGTCAGACCACAGGAAAGAATCGCATACATCCAGCAGATATGCATGGCGCGTATGGCGGGTTTGGCAGCAGAAGAAGTAGGGCGGATGTTCAATCAGTCCAGAACCTCAGTCCTACGTACGCTAGACTCTATCGAAGGAAAGAGGATGATGGCAGATCTCATGGAAGTTCGGGTAAAGGCTTTTCATGAGAAGGCTATGGATCGGATTCATGAAGTCCAAGGGGATATGGTAGAGGAGCTAATTGCAGTTGCAAAGCATGGGGAGAGTGAGAGGAATCGACTCTCTGCTATTACAAGTATCCTCGACCGAGCAGGGACGCGGGTTACTGCGGAGCAGGTAAACCAGCAAGCCCCATTCATCCAAGTAAATATTGCTAATATGGAAAGTAACCATACAGATGGTATGATGCCTACGAGCCTCGTAGAAGGGATGCAATCAGACCATGCAACTTATCACAATTTTGAGGAGGTGAATGACGATGGCAGCGAAGATAGGAATGCCGAGCAAGGAAGCGAAGATTCAGACTGGTCAGAAAATCAACAAGCCTGGGAAGGGGGATTCGATGTTAAACAAAGCAGCGAAGGAAGCCCAGGGGTGGATGCGTCAGGCACAGAGCAAGAAATAAACACATTCTCTGATCTTATTACTAAGGAGAAGTAGAATGGCACAAGATAGATATGGAAGTAAAACCTGTGATAGCTGGGCGGGGCGGGCTGGTGGGGAGTTGCAAGCGAGTGCTTCCAAGCGTTCTGGTCCAGAGACCAAGCTAACTGGGGTATCATCTCCGATTCAGGAAGGTGATAGCCCGCGAGCTGCTTTTAGAAAAGCTATGACAGGAAGGTAGGAAGAAGCTATGGAATGGGATGAGGAAAGATGGCCGAACTTCAGTCCTGAGGAATTTTCATGCCCTTGCGGATGCGGGGTATTGAATGTATCAGAAAGGTTCCTGGACAAGCTACAGGATGTTCGATACGCACTTAGCGCAACTATGAAGGTGACCTCTGGTGGAAGATGTCCCGACTACAACATGAGCCTGAGAGCTCGAGGCTTCAAGTCTGTAGACGGGTCTGCACATACCATGACGGAGGATGAACCTTGCGAAGCTGCGGACATAGAATGCACTTGGGGAGGTTTAAGGCATAGATTAGTAACCTCCCTTTTACAACAATTTAATCGTATCGGTATTTCCTCATCCTTCATCCATGTAGACAGTGATCAAAGTAAGCCACAGAATGTTATTTGGACTTATTAAGGAGATTCTTATTCCTTATCGCCCTAGTACAGCCCACTTCTACGGCTGATGCTCAGCGGGACCGAGATATGGATTGGGATGTAAAGCGGATTTGGTATCCTGCGGGGATTTTGACTACTGATGGAACCCCAGCAGCTACCGGCACCGGCGCAGCACCTTTGTCGGATTCTATTTCAAAGCTGAGGAGAAAGACTAGTGAATGCTGCTCCGATAACATGGCCCGACCTTTACCCACATCAGAGGGATTTTACCTTCAACACAGCCCCATATCCGACACTTTGGGGCTCGTGGGGTAGCGCAAAGACTTGGGCACTTGCCGTACGCTGTATTCTCCTATCCGTAGACACCGATTACTTCGGAGCATATTCTGGTAATCGAGGAGTCCTCGGGAGGCAGGTGGCAAAAGACCTTCGAGATACAACGCTTAAAGATTTTTTCGACCTCCTGCCTCCTAAATGGATCACACGGTATAATAGAAGCGAGATGATTGTAGAGCTAGACGGAGGAACCGAAATAATCCTAGCCCATTTTGATGATTTCAAAATCGGAGCTAACCTTGGTTGGGTAGGAATAGACCAGATGGAGGAGATAGAAGTTGAAACTTTCGAGAGACTCCAGGGACGCGCAAGACTTACAAGGCTACGGGGAATGGATGCTCAAGGACAGCCAAAGACTCTCAATTATCGAACCGTCTTTGGTGTCGGTAACACTAATGGGAGAGCCTCTTGGCAGTTCCACAGATGGGAGCAAAATCGTCTCAACTTCTTGGCTGGGGAACCTTTTGACCCTAGATTTTGGACACACCCTCCGCTGACAGTCTATGACAATCCTGCCCTTCCTGACGATTATGTAGACAACCTCAAGGAGACAATGAGTGAGAAAAAGTTCCGTATCTTCGGACTCGGCTCCTGGGAAGCTCTTGAAGGACTTATCCTCGAAGATTGGAATGAGGAAACTTGCGTTAATAAGGTCAACGAGATTCCAGCTACCCACTGGAGAAAGTATGTATGTATCGACCACGCTAACGCTTCAGGAATTAAAGCAGCTGTATTCATCGCAGTAGACGATGAGTGGAACAGTCTCATCTACGATGAAGTCTATGGAAAAGAAATGCAGCTAGAGGATTTTGTGAGGAATGTCCGAGAAAGGATGGTGATCCATGAGAGAGAAATGGCGGAATACGAGGGTAGAACTCCAGGAACCATCGAGCAGATAACCCTTTGGCCATGCGATCCATCTATGAGGCGTAAGGTAGAAGACAACGCGAGCCTTACTATAATCCAAGCATACGCCCAAGAAGCTCAACGGCAATTATTCTCCATGCCCCTCTATCCTGCAGGAAATGACGTAGACGCAGGGATTGACAAGATGAATTGGTTACTTAAGAATAACAACCCAAACCGTCTCCACCTTCCATCTATGCGAGTAAACCCTAGGTGTAAGAACTGGAGATCAACCGCAGGGGGTTGGATATATGATGAACGAACAGGGAAGCCAAAGGATAATCAAGATGATCACGAACTCGACGCCACACGCTACGGAACCAACACTATCTATATCGGAGATTTTCTTCTATCGAAAGTCGCTGGAGAAAAGAGAAGTAGAGAAGAGCAAATTATCCTCGATATGCAGCAATCCTCTCACCCCAATGACTTAAATGACTACCTAATAGATGTAACCAATATGGGAGTAGGTATATGAATGATCTTGTAACAGGCACTCTACTAATTCTGATCTCGCTGATTTCCTTAAGCTCTGTCGGATCAATTATATACCTACTTTTCCACATGCGTATAGACCAACAGAAGTCTATGACCCTACTCGCTAGTATGATAGATCAGGAAGCTGCAAGCACTGCTATAGGA